ACATCCCCATCGGCACCGTCATCTCCGGCACAGAGGCCGGAAACGGATTCTTCGCAGCCCACGTCCCGAAACTCTTCATCCACGACGCTTACAACACTGCCATCATCGAAAACATCCTCAAACGCCAAAAAGCCGTCCTCAAACAAGTGAAAAAAGAGATTGAAACGTACAAACGATCCACTATTGACCCCCGCACCTTCGTCGTCCTGGACGACTGTTTGTATGACAACAAATGGACCAAGGACGTCATGATGCGCCTCCTCTTCATGAACGGGCGTCATTGGAAGATCATGTTAGTCATCACAATGCAATATCCTCTCGGTATTCCGCCCAATTTGCGCACGAATATTGATTACGTGTTTATCCTGCGCGAACCCTACATTGCCAACCGCAAACGCATCTACGAGAACTACGCGGGCATGTTCCCCACATTTGAGAGCTTTTGTCAGGTGATGGATCAGTGCACCGAGAATTTTGAGTGCTTGGTGATCAATAACAATGCGAAATCCAACAAACTGCAGGAGCAAATCTTCTGGTACAAGGCGCAACAGCACGGCCCGTTCAAGCTGGGCTCTAAGGAATTCTGGGAAATCTCCAAAGATCTGCACTCGGATGATGAAGAGGAGAACTATGACCCCAAAAACTCGGGTAAAAAGGGCCCCAAAATCAACGTAAAAAAGAGCAAATGGTGAAAAAATTGCTTTGGCGCAACAAAAGCGCTTTTGTTGGCGCAAGGACGTTTTTATCTCAAACACATTCGTATCGTAACTCAAATCGGCCTCGGAGCCAACAGCACTGCGTTTATTTCTCTCAACACGTTGGACAAGTCAAACCCGGTTGCATTTGGATTAAATCGTATCAACTTATTTCCGGCCTCTTTCAGGTAATTCTCTCTGATTTGCTCTTGAAGTGGGTCTCTGTCTTCGTGCCCGTTCTCGTCGCACTCCACAACCAATTTATGGTCAACGAAATACAAATCAACCCGATATTTGCCCATAACGTGTTGCCGCTTGACATTGAATCATTTGATACATTTTTCTTGAATTTCTCTCTAATTTTAAATTCAAGAACCAATAATCAACGAATGAATCGTTGCGACAATAACATGAGCCCTCCGAAAATGGAGAGATTCTTTGTGAATGAAATCATTTCCGATGGATCGGTTGGAAAATGAAAAATTAAAATCGTCATCGCAGTAAATGCCGCCAACCCAATCGTCGCAAAATACGCATATTCTTCATACTTGTTCGTGTAGAGAGAATACAAGATCAGTAAACTTCCAAGTGTGAGTAATCCAATGACTCCAACAATTGCCGAATCGTATATGAATGAAATCATTTGCTTGCTCGTGTTTAATGCTTGCTTAAAATACGCCAAAACCGGAATGCTGATCAATGCAATGCTAATGAGAATAAACAAAGGCGCATTCATTGCCTGGTTTGCATTATTTGACACGTTCAGATTGACATAAAAATAAATAATTGCGACAGAGACGGCTGCAATAAATATCGGATTGAGTTGAATTGCGTTTATTTTTGTCTTTAAGAAATCAACGGTTCCTTGGAAATTTATAATTTTATTTACACCGCCTGAAATAAATATAAACAACAGTAAAAATGCGCTGAATGTTGTCAGCAGTGTGTTCATTTTATTTGGTTTCTTATAATTATATATTTTATTTGTTTTGTGAATTTCTCTCTAACATTGGATTTCAAGAACCCCGCTTACAACGTGCATCAGTTGCAAAGTAAACCGAGAGAAAATGATTAAAATAAAACATCATATATAAGGAATTTAATACATACATGGCAAGTGGTGCAAGTAAACTAGAAAATGAGTTGGTGGCATTTGTGGAGGGTCATCCAGAAACATTTAATCACCAAGATGTTGTGAACCTGAGACGTAACATCATTGCATCATTCGCATTAATGGAAGGAATTCACAATCAAGATAAGCCGGGTGTTGGTGGTTTAGCACGCATGATAATAAATCACATTATGGAAACGGTGCAAAAAAAGGAAATAAACACGTCGCAAGATGTGCAAGTGGCATTAATGCAATTTGAATTGTGCGTGGAAATTATAGATAGATTTTTGCCCAGATTGTGTGGAACTGAACGGGCTCATAATATTGGAGGATACACTGGAAATATGACCCCATATGCAGTGTGTGGAACAACTTCTGAGTTGGTTCAACACCCTTCGCCGCCGCATTATGCAGACAACGTTTATTCAATTGTGAGACGAAAAATAAATGAATACCATGTGAAAGTATTGAAATTATGGGCGGATGTGTTGATTGTACATGGTGCAATAACACAAACGACAATTGATGAAACACGGGCAGCTGGATATGAAGTAAAATTTGGTCAATTAAATGATAAATGCAACACACGCACGGGTGCACGGTCAAATTTAGATGAATCAATATTGCTTGAATATTTGACACTAGTTCACGTTGCAACACCTGCACAACTGCTTGCCCACCCAGGTCAATTGCCTCTATACGTGTTAACAGTTATATCTCAATTTGTGCTAATGCATAATGAGGTTGGATATTCTCATGTTCCTCAAAGCAATAAACACGAGTCGGAATTGAATATGCTGCATTTGACATGTGTCGTGGTTGCAAAACCGCATCCATCAACTCAACTTCCCGTTATGGCGTATTTATTATCTGACGTGTTAGACCAATGTGTGCAAAGCGTGGGGCGCTTTCCAACTACAGAAGAGTTTTTAAGTAAGCGAATGATTGAAAAGGCTGCGTTTGCAGCGCCTCCACCGCCGGTTCCTCTATCCGAATCGCTTCGTCTTAGTTCAGCTCCTCCATTAGATGAATCCGAATTAGATGGCGGCAGAAAAAAGACAAGGCGCAAAGCAAGCAAAATGCGCAAACACTCCAAGAAGAGTCGGCGTCATTAAACTTGGATGCATTTGGCGGATTTGAGCATGATGACTTTACCAGGGGTTTCGGTGCGCCGCACATATTTGATTGGCAAGTAATTCACGCCGACATTTTGAAGGGCACGAATGCCAGGCGCCGCGCGTTCTTTTACCAGCGTGGCTGCGCGTTTAATGACGTCGGCATCCATTTCCCCCGCTTTCGCCGTGTTCACAACCACCGCGTGCGCGCTGGGGAAGTCCTTCAAATGGAACCACATGGCGTGTTGCGGCGCTTTTTTAACGAGTGCGTCATTCTCAGTCTGGTTTGCGCCTATACGAATTTCATAGTCGCCATTGAAAATCTCGGAATACATGGTTTACATTATTGCAATGCAAATAAATTTAAATCAATTTTTATAAATTAAACATTGATTTAAAAATTGAACACCAAATCCAACCATTCATCACAGACACAAGACACAGTCAAACCCAATCGCAATGAATTTCATCCGAAGAATGCTGAAACCCGCTACAAATACAACTGCAACCAAATTAGGAAGGTGGCAGCTGCACTACGATCCCAAGGTCGTGAATTCCAAAGTGGATCAGGCGAATGAAGACCACTGCGGATGTTGCCATGAGCCTTCTCAAATGAAAAAAGAGAAAATACTGCATCAGAAGCAAAAATGGCAAGAAAGGCAACGACGCAGTTACACGCAAAAACAGCTGCAAAAAATTTCCGACTCAGAAGAGTATTTCATTCCATACGTGATGTAAACGTTCATGGTTCATGGTTCATAGTTCATAGTTCTATTTTTATTGCAAGACAATTTATCTTGAATAAAATATATAAACAATTTATACCTGCCGCATTAACAATTGGATCATGTCCGAAAGACATCAGCAACCAATCCCGCGACCAGGACCACGCCAACGTGAACCACCGCCCAAAATGACCAGTGAAGAAGCGGCAAAAAAAAGAATTCCCGAACCCGACACACCATCCACCATGCGTTCCGTTATTTCTTCTTATTCAATTGTGAATGCCCAGAGAGTTAGACAAGAGTGCGCGCCTTATTTAGAAGAAGGTCGTTTAATCAATCAACGCGTAGTACTACTTACTCGTGAAATAGAAAGCATTGGTCTACAATTAGATAGACTTAGAATCACTCTGAAAGAGAGACATGGTCTATTGCAGGGTTCAAACCAAGCCCAAATGCACAATCAAGAGAATGCATTTAGTATACAAATTTTGTATGCTTTGGAGCGTTTACAAAAGGAAGAAGAACTAATGCGCCTACAAGACCGATTAACAGAAATAAATGAAATCGTCAGAGGCATTTGTGTAAAATACGAAGACACAAGACATTTGGGGGGTAAACGCAGTGACCGTAAACGCAGTGACCGTAAACGCAGTAAGACCCATAAAAGGGTTTCACTGCGCAAATGATTTTATCCCGTTAATCCACCTCTTCAAATTCGGACGTGTCCACATCTTTGTTCAAAGCCGACAGGCCATGATCCGACCGTTCCGGATGCAGCACCACATTCTCCGCGTTAAACAACTGATTGCGAATATCCGCCGCACTGACGTGTTCTCCGTCAGATGGCTCGGGATCCACCGCAAAATCGGTCCCTTGGGTTTGCGACACGCCCACCAGCTCGCCCTGCTCGTTCAGTGTCTGCGTCAGCTTGTTGCCGCTCTTGGCCGCCAGCACCTTGTTTTCGTCAATCGCCTTCTGCTTGGCCTCCTTGATGCGCTTATCAAACTCCGTCTTCGCCTGATCCTCGTTCTTTTTCTTCTCGCTCATCAGCTGGTTCAACGTGTCCTCCATGTACTCCACGCGCCCCGTCTTGTAGGCCTCCGGATGGAACGGCACCCACATGCCCACCGGGCCCACAAACACGTCGTGGTTCGGGTCCACCTCGCGCAACATTTTGCATCGCAGCTCAGCCTCCTTCTGCGAAGGAAACACGCCGCGCACCTTTAGGCCGCGCACCGACGTCTGGAACTCGTGTTTGGCGCCGAACTCCTCGTCCAGTCGCTCCTCGTTTAAGTCCAGGAACGACTTGTAGTCGTCCACGATGTCGGTCTTCGCAATTAATTCTTTTTCAGACTCCTTGAACTGCTGGAAGTCCTCGGTCAGCTTGTCAAACTTGACGCCGTACTTGTACGACACAAAATTCAGAAACTGCAGGAACTTATCGGTGGATTTATGGATGTCCCAGTGCTGCACGAACGCCTGGAAGAAGTAGTGCTCGCGCTGCTTGATGATGTGCTCCGGGGAAATGAACGACAG